TGAATACTCGAAATGCCTGCTGATAGAGATTGGGACATTCAGCTCCGTGTTAGCCTGAATTGTGACGGCAGTGTTTTCTGCCTTAGCAATCGCAGACCCACGAATCGGCGCGGGGACGTTGATCGTGTCGCCCTTTTTGCCCTTCATGCTCATCTTTTTAACAAGGTTTGCCAGTACGAGATTGCTCTCATAAGCGGCACGAACTTCATCACTCCACATTTCTGGAATGAAGGTTGCGCCATCGGTAACACCGACCTGCCCGGTTGCACCGGGATAAGCTACATTAGCCATGATATTTCTCCATAAAAGTTATTTAACCCGCCCGGTTGCATAGGCATCCATTATTTCGTCTGCCATGCTTTCGTACCGTTGCGGATCGGTTTTCATCAGTTTAATAATGTCTGCCCTGCGGTAGACTTTTCTCGAAGGGGATTCCCCCGAACTTCGGGTATTTCCCGTGGAGGCTTGCTTTACAGTTTGCCTCCGTGCCTGCTCCTCGACCTTTGCCGTCTGAGTAACCATGCCTTTGCGCTCCTTCCAGTTGGAAAGCAACTCATCGGCAGAGTCATAGTCATATTGCGAGTCAGCTTGCTGAAACAATCGCCTTCTCACCGGGGATGACTGCACCCACTCTGCAAAATTTCCATCCTGCAAAATGCCAGCCATATCCGGGTGTTTAGCCTCAAGGGTGCTTAATGCCGTTCTCTTACGCATTTCTGCGGCAGCGACTTCTGCATTCTTGATTGCCGGGTTAGAAGCGATTGCCCTAGCGACTGCCTTTTCAGGGTCGGTGAAGAAGTCGATTTCATCGTCTGCTTCTACTGCGGGCGCTTTTTGTGCGAGTTGTGTCTGGACGTATGTGTCGAAAGCTGAGCGTAATTCGCCGACCTCAGAACCCTGACGCCTGATGAGTTTCTCGGCCTCCTGGTGCATTTTTACAACGTCCTTGACACCCAAACCCCGATACCTCTCGGGCAGGTCGTCAGCGGGTTGTTCTGTGTTTTCCACAGGTTCCGCAATGGACAGTTCTTCTGTTGTCGGTTGCTCGGTTACTTCTTCTTCGTCTAAACTCTCGTCGATCAAGTCAGCCATTATCAAACTCCGTGGTCAGTGCCGTTATGGAGGTCGTGGTTGGAAAAGCGAGCCACATAAGTGGTTATTCGCTCGATTTTCTTGCCTCTTTTTCGTGTTCTTTAGCCCATTTCAGCGCAGCTCCTGGGAAGTCACCTGTACGGCCCTCAAGTTTGCATCGAATTGGAGACAAGATTCGTCGAGCCTCAAGACCACAATCGCAAGGGATTGTCATTTGAGACTCAACCAATTCTTCGGTGATGTGTCCGTCTGGACACTTAAAATCAAACAGTTTCAGCATCGTCTAAAATCCGTCTAACAGTATCTTCGTAAGATAGTAAAATGTTCAAAACGTCGATCTTTCCCTTGTTGCGGTGGAGTTGTTGTTCAGTCTCAACACCCTGCAACGTATCAAGCCCCTCGCGAACTTCGGTGAAGTCCTCGACAATATGGCCCCAGCCGGGGGTGACGAACATATCCAGCAGTTCCTCCGCTCGACGTTGCTCGTCATGACTTAGATCGTTCATGCCGCTTCTTTGCGGGGTCTACCCATCTTCGGCTTTTCTTTCAGTGCCTCGACCTCTTTCTTTAACTGGTCGATGCGCTTGTTTACCCGCTCAAAAGCGGTATTGACCTGATTTAGTGCGTCTGTGAACTGTCTTTCTGTAATCATGTTATTGCATCCGTGGTTGGGCTTTTAAGAGTAATCCCGCTACCTTCAATCGACGCTCAAACTCCCTGTCATCTTCATCACCCGGTTTCAAGTTGCGGGTAATTGCCTCGATTTTCTTGATCTCAGTCTCTTGCGGGACAGCTTGAGCATCCACAGCGTACTTTTGCGCTCTGGCGTTGCTTTCATTCGCTTGTGAGGTAAATACCCCAACCTGTGCCTGGTGTATCTCTTGTGCGCGCTGTTCCTGCGCTTGTTGGGCTTGTTGGGCCTCGGGTGTGGGTTGTCCGGCCTGTTTCAAGGTGGCAATCAGCTCCTCACGGTTGGAGAGGTTCATATTGTCAATAATCGACTGGATCAGGGCCGGATACAGCGGCGAATCGGGACTCATAGTCTGCAATAACTGGACTAATTGCGTGACTTCGTACTCTCTGGCGATAATCCCCAGGCTACTGGTTACGGTAAACTTATAATCCCGCACCGGGTAGTTATCGGGGTCGAACTGCATGTAACGATACGCGGCTTTTTTCACAAACGGGATCAGGAAGCTGTCCTGAAAGTTAATCAACGTCCGTTTATGACGCTTGATAATGGCACCCAGCGACATTGAAATACCGGCAGCGGTTGCCTCACCATTGATGCTTCCGGCAATACCCGCAGAATCCACCGCACCCGTTGCCATCTGCACCATCTTCTGGAGCTGGGCCGATTGTTCAAAGGTGATTTGTGAAACAGAGCCGAAGTTGAAAGGATGCAACACCTCTCTAGGATCACCATTGGTCAGCAGCATTTTGCCCGGTCTTACCTCCGGCTTGTGACCTCTTGGGATTCGTGTGGCATCAATTGCCATCATGGGATGGACAGTCAGGGCCAGTGCGTCAGCCCGCGCCCTCAACTCTGCATCCAGTGCCTTCTGGGAGTTATAGGCTTTCTCACACACCCCTCTGCCCCAAAATACACCCGGGACTAAATCCCAGGGGAAGGCGACAACGGGACGGTCTTGCATCATGTACGGGTTTGCCTCCGCTTTCAGCAGATCACCGTCATTCGCAATGATGACAATTGCCTCGACATAATAGGAGTCATCACCCGGCTCGGACGACAGTTCAACAATCTCCTCATCTGGCTCGCTCTGGGCATCATCCAGTAAATAGCGGGGAACCAGACCGAAGTATTTTGTCAGGCGTACTTTGTCATCCTGATACGCTGACAGTTCGTTGTCCGGCTCAATATCAAAGTCCGGGGGTGCGGTTCCCACGTCAACATCACGGTAAACACCGGATTCCTGCAATCCCTTAACATGGTGGAAGGAAACAAACTCATCAATCGCACACCCCAGCGCGTCCTTCACATTTGAGGCAACCGGGTCGATAACAAACTGTTTCGGCATAATGGGACGCAGCCCCACCACTGTTCTATCGGTGATATTCACCCCGACTGCGGTTAGCTGACCATCCATCAGGGGTTGAGAGGCTGGCTTTTGCTCTTTTATATCCTGAATAACAACTTCTGCTATACCAGTGCCATAGACCGCAGCATTGATGAGGCATTCAGCAACGTCCTTGCGAATACCCTGATTGCCGAAGTCCTCCAGCAACTTGTTACGCAGGAATTGAACGTCTTTATCGTCCTGGTCGAGAAGGTCGTCACGAACATCAAACCACTTGCCACGCCCAAAGGTCGCTTCCTCAATTTCGGCTACAGAGGACTCCACCGCTTGCTGGGAGGCGGGTGAGATAAGGCGAGAGCGTTCAGATTGACGGGTCTTGTCCTCATCTGCCCAGATGCCGCGCCATATTCGGTAGTATTCATCCCACTTGCGGGAGTAATTGGCCTCAACATGGTCGCGCCATGACTCCACTTTCGCCATAACCCATGACTCAAGACTTTCATCAATATACTTGTCGTCGTCTATCATCCTGCTACCCGTATGGTCAGTGATCCGCCATCTATCACAATATTATCCCCGCCTAGCGTTGCCACCCACAGCTCAACGTAATCACCTGAATCAAGTGAAACAAGCGCACCGCATGAGGCGGCTCCAGCATCGTTATTGCTGACTTTTCGCGTAATGTCAGTCCCGGGGATTAGCGCGTCATTCTTGTAAATGTAGAGATAAGCGGTTTCGGCACCGCTCACAGTGTTAAAGCAGACATTCGCCTGCACCATGAACACCCGGGTGGTTGTTTTGTCATACGTCACCCGATTGCTGGCTGTATGGGTAAATCCCGCCAGCGGGAGGGCGGTGGTTGTCCCTGCGGCTTTTGCGGGAGCGGCTGCGGCCAGTGTCGTCGCGGCACTGCTGCTAAAGTAGTAGCCGCCATAAGTTAGTGTGTCAGATGCCATTTAAGCCCCGAAGTAAACAATATCGCTGTTGGTGAAGGTGAGAGAGTCATTATTGGCGAATGAGGCTCTATCGGAATCAAAGGCCAGACCTGCCGCCAGTTCCAGGGCGTACAAGCGGCGAATAATGCTCGCAATCTCGTGGGTTCTAATCATCAGTATCCCGCCAGTACATCAAGCACTTCATAGTCATCAATCTCTATATCGGTGTGATAGGCGACCTTCTGCAACTGGTCTATATAAGCCAGCGCATCTACCAGGTCATCGTGGGTCAGGTTATCGGGGAACTGGAACAGTTCATCAAGGAACTTCTCATTCCAGTCACCCTTATTGAGCGTGACATAGCCATTTTCAAAACGCCCCTGCAAGGCCCACATAATTCTATCGGTCTTGTTCTTGTTGCCGTGGGTTAGCTCCTCAACCCTGAAAAACCGATTCCTGCGCTTCATCATATCGGTTAGCGGGGAGATAACGGCTTGTTTGGCAATTCCTTTTTCAATACCGATAGCAACGGGTTCGTATTTCTCAACAGCGTTGAAGATTTTGGAAGCGGTTTCGTTCAAATCCCACCGACCGTAAATAATCTCTTTAATCCACCAACCATCGGTATTCACCTTCACCACCGCAATGGCAGTGGAGTCCAGCCGGGTATTCTTGGATACCTTCTTGTTTACATCGCTAAAACCAGCCAAATCACAGGCAATGTAGTAATCACCCTCGGGTTCTTTTTCATCAAACTTCACCCAGTCCTCACGGGACATTTCAGACCCTTTGGCCTCAAACGATGCCATAAATTCCTGCCTGAATGCGTAAGAACTCATCTCCTTCTTGGCTGAATCAATCTCAGCAGGCTCAATCATCGGATTGTCATACGAGGTGAAGTGCCACGCCTTATAATTCGCATCCTCACCCAGTTGGGCGTATTGATACAGCTCATAGAAGTGATTACGCCCCATCGGAGTACCGATAAACAGCGCCGACCCCTTCAAGTCAGCCAGGGCAGGTCGAAGTATCTGTTCCCAGACCTCCGGCTTCATATCAGCAAACTCATCCATCACAAGATAGGCAAGGGAAACACCGCGCATGGTTTCGGGCCGATCTGATCCCTTCAGGCTGATGATCGAGCCATTCACCAGCTTGATCTGCAAGTTGTTCACATGAGAGGAAGCAATGACACTATGTCCAACCTCCAACAGCATGTGCCAGAGAATATCCCTCGCCTGCCCCTGGGTGGGGGCTACATAGAACACCTGACCCCTGTCACGCTGTAATCCCCGGACAACCAGCAAATAAGCCGCCAGACGACTTTTACCCGTCCTCCTACCCGCAGCAACCACCTTGAAGCGGGAGGGGGAGGCCCACACCTCCTCCTGCCAGGGTAATAAGGAAATATCAAGCTGGGTCATTTATGCTACCGCTTACAAGGTCACCATCAATAGGCTCACTTATAGCCTTACCAATCCCCTGTATATTGATCGTAATACCTCCGCGATGCTCGGAATCCTTCTCCTTCTCAAAATGCGAGATATGGGCAAAACGATCCATCAACAACTTGGAAGCATGTCCAAAGTTCTTATGCTCAGGGTCTTTGGCAACACTCACCACCGCCGCCATCACAGCGTCCCTATCCTTGTCAGTGATGTTCAAAACAGCATGGTTAATCAGGTTCCCACCCTTGGGCCGACCAATCTCCCTCCTAGCACCCTTACGCTTTGCTACCTTCTCAGCTAAAGGAATGTTCTTGCTGCCCTTCTCCCTGCCCTCACCAAAACCCATCAAATCCTCCTTTTTGTAGTTTTTTGTATATGGGGGGGTACAACAACAATCAGCATACCGCCTCCCCCTCCCCCGGGGGGTCATTCGCCCCACCCCCGAGTTATACACCCTGGATCGCCAGAAGCGCGTTCTATTTAACATAATGGTGATTATGCGAAGTAGGCCATGCTCTACAACCCGCGTACTTACTGGCTTTCAGGACTTACCCACAATTACGAGCTCAACTGGCTAAATAATGACCAGCGATCCTTTCCCTGAATGTAGCCTAACGCTACAGATATAACCACTGGTTATGGAGAAGATGTATAAGTATGCAAGCGGTTGCCTACAGGGGGTTGCCTACAAGCGGGTCAGCAAGAGGTTGCCTACAGGGCATAACCTACAGGCCATCTGCCTACAGACCTGAATAGTATTACCTGCAGACCATAACTACAGGTTATATCCCAGACACCAAACAGTTGAATCAATGTTATTTTCTGGATTATGAAACAGTCACCCACACTTACCCTTTTACAGGTCTGGTGGTATCTGACGAGCTGGTAGTCATACTCGGATATTAACCTATGCCCTATCCCTGCTCTCGGGATGGGACGGCACTTGTCGAGAGGGTCAACTCGGACTCCGGGGTTCGTTACTTCCCCGGCCTAATGCCTGACTGTTTGTGGGGTCTTTAGCTCACTGTTAAAGTAAAGGCATCACCTACCGGGCCGGTTGCTATGACCTGCCTCAATGATCCCTGGACGATCAAGGCGATAGGGGCAGTCAAATCTATTGTCCCATCCACTATTGACTGGGCTGCGCCACTTCCGTCAGGGACTACCGTGATCGTCGCTGTACCCGTGCCAGTCGTTATGTCGTGAATGGTGATCTGGTGATACTTCACACTGCGGTCATTGATCGACACCGTTGCTACGCCTGCCGCTGATGCTGCTTGTTGGTCTGCCATGCCTATGCTCCTGCTGAATACTTTATGTCTTTGAATCGCATCTGGTACGAATACATATTATCTTCCCAGCTCCACTGATATGGCCCTATTTTGATGTAGGGAGGCTCTGGGTCATTGAATGCACTCGGCCCATCATAGGTGAACACTAGCTGACCACCTAAATACAGGTTAAAAATGGACTGCTCGTTGTTGTGCTTTGTTGGTGTGTACTCAACCCTGATATGGGTCGGTGTATCGAAACTTATCTGCTTTGACCAGACCTTACCCCAGTTCCCATCCTCTTGAACAAACACAACTCTTAGCTTCCTGCCGACAATCTGTACGACAGTTGGGCCGGAGCCGCCACCATCTTTCCCATGATACTC